TCATGTAGCTCTGGGGTTGACAGAGCAATTGCATAATCACATAAATTTCTATGGAAATGATCAGGAATTATTGGGGCTACTGATCTGTAGTTTTTAATTTTTATATCTTTTGTACTTGAATCATTAAGTGTACCTACTTGTGTAATTATATATTTAGATCCATCATTATTACCTTCTAAACCTTCAAATGATCCAATTGTTATTAGTATTCCTGGCATTGTTCCAAATAAACCTGTTAATTCACTACCTAAATCTGTATCTAAATAAATGTAGTCTGTGGAACTATCTACAAAATTAAAAACCCTTAAAGAATGTGCAACATCAGTGTTACCTAGTCTTGCATAATAATGCATTTTAAATTGATCACTACTTGATGGTATTTTATTGAAATGAATTTGGTTTCCCTCTATCCAGTATGATGTAGGGGTTCCTGTATAAATCTGATTTGAAGTGTTTAAAACAACCTCTTCTTGTGACATTTTATTTAGCTTGACACCTTTGTAGAATACTGCTATTTCTTTCTTATAATTATTTGGTAAAACATCAAAATTTACATTAGCACCACTTAATAATGGAGCAGTAAAAGAGTGTTCTTTTTCCAATATATCACACTTCCTTACCAATTCTTCTTCAGCCTCTTTTAATAGCTCAATAAGCAAGGCTCTTGGTCTATCTGTAAAAAGTCTGCATCTGTCTGCTAGTTTATTCCAACTTGCCATTATAATTCTCCTTTATGGCAGAGCAACTGCCTTCATTATAAAATCACAATATCTTCCAGAAGTGTTACCACCCCAGTTTAAATACCCCGTAGTAGCATTAATCTTTGCACCTAAATAATATGTATAGCTTGTTCCTGCTGTAAGTCCAGTTATAGTCCAGAAATTTTGCAATATACCATCATCAGTCTCATCTGCGTATCTAACCACTTGTTCATAGTTAGCCCCAATAGTATTATAAGTTGAACTATCAGAAAGCCCTAAGTAAAAGTACCTATTGGATGAGCTTGAATTATAATATATTTGAGCCATAATTTCTACATTACCACTTGTAGGAGCTGTGAATGTAACTTTCATATTAGAATTTGGTACTGCAAAAGAAGTGGTTAATGTATAAGACATATGAAAACTGTTTTCCCCAATAGATGTATATCCAATTATCTTACCTGCCATATCATTGAGCTGTGTCTGGACATTAGAGGTTACAGAGTTTATATAGCTTAATTCTGTGTTTGTAACATCACCATTCCCTAATTTAGTAGCATCAATTTCTGCATCAGATTTTATTAATGCATTACCAATTGAATCTCTTCTTATATGAAGATTGAGCATAGCTGTGTTCCCATGAGCTTCAACATGAGAGCCAGACAATACCCCAAGTTTTGCCTTTAAAGATGCATTACTTCCACTACTATCAGATATTGTTATAGTTGGCTCATCTTCATATCCTGCTCCATGATGAACAATTTCTATATGTTCAATAGCACCACTTGAATCTACAGTATAATTAGCTAAAAACTTAGTACCTGAGTCCTCTGCTGTTAATGTACCATCTGAATATCCACTACCACCATTTTCTATTTCTACATCAACTATTTCATGGTCACCACCTTTTAATTTGAGATGGTCAGAATTAAGCCCAATAATTTTTATAGATTCCAAATAACTACTGTCGTACTGCCCATTCTTAACCACATCTTTTAAAGATAGATTTTTATTTAAAATATTATAATCATCATAGGTACTTCTATTGCCTTCACCATACTCTATAGCCAAGTTATCACTAAACCCTCTTATACTTCTTGGGTATAAATCCTTATTATTACTTCCTCTGGTAGAATCATCTTCCATTCCAGATGTAACATCACTATATGGTATTATGCTGATATTCTTAGGCATTATGGGGCATCAGTAACTATAGTTGCAGTATTTCCAACACTAGATAAAGAGGTTAAATGAAAATTATTGCTACTTTGGTCTTCTATTAATGGTGTTGAAATATCATCATTAGCACTATCTCCACAAATATAATTACTGACCAATGTCATATCACCTAATGTTCCACTACTCCAATCTGAAGGTACTCCTGCATTATATAGGCTATTAATATCTGATTGGGTAAATTTTGAGCCATTTGTGCTGTAGTAAAATGCAGATTGAGAGCAATATATATCTTTACCAATAGGTCTTGGTGAGCCTAATGCATTATATACACCTACGGAAGATGGGATAGATATAAGTGGAAAAGAAGAATTTGTCCTTGAAGTTGTCCCTATAAATGAATTATTTGCCCAGAAATCTCCAAGTATCTGTGTAGAATCATAAGATGTCTTGTAAATACTCACTGCATAAAAAGCCCAGTCACTCATTGTTTTATGAGAATCAGGTACAGTCCCTGCATTAAATGAATATAAATAATTCCATCTTTGGACTGCCCCATCTGACCTAAATGTTGCAAACCCTAATGATGGACCAGAATTACCAAATCTAAAATTGAACCATCCCATATCTCTATGGAGATTCCCTGCTCCAACAAATGGTATAGCCCAGTGATTAGCAGTTGGTGAAGGAATCATTTTAAACCAACCTGCAAACCCATAAGATATATTATTAGTTATATTAGCAATGTTATCTCTTATTGTCCCTCCAGTAGATAATAATGAATTTAGATTAGTTCTTTGAGGAATTTTTAAACTATATACATCTGAATACTCTGAAGGTGTTTCATAAGCATACTCTAATTTACTTATTCTTGCAGTATCTGCTATCATTACCACCCCACTCCTGCTACACATCCATAGAATGTGTTACCATTATCTACAGTCCAAAATGTATACATATCAGTTTTACTAACTGCATTTGACTCTGTAGGCTCAACTCCTCCTTGCCACTTTAGAGTTCCTGTTTTAGATGTACCTGTATCATCTGTTGCTGACCATTCATCTGTACTAAAATCTATAGTGCCTGGTGTACCTGAAGATGGTTGGTTAATAATAATTGTAAAACTTTGCATAGTATTAGCATCTGAAACCACATTAGTCACATTAAATCCTGTTATATTTTTTGCACTTTCAATATTAAAAACAAATACATTCCCAGTTGCTAAATCTATTGTAGCATCTCCTGATGTATCCCATGTAAAAGTATGAGTTTTTTCTGTATATGATTGTAGTCTTGCATTGTCTAAAGTGTTTTTAGCCATGTCAATCTTTGCAGACATGGTATTTGCAGTACCTTTTAATACTGCTGTAGTAGCTACTTGAGTGTCAAAATCAGATATTGTAGAGGCTAATTGAGTCCCTGTGTGATTGGCTCTGTTTTTTAAGTTTGCATCAGTATCATTAGCAGTAGCACTACTAGCTATGCCATGTAATTTATCATGATGAGCTACTGTCATTACCCCTGCAATAGAATCTGATGCTTCAACAATTACAACATCATCACCTGTTGAAGAAGTGATAGTTAATTGATTTGTTGCTGTAGTTTGATCTAAGTTTGTAGCAACATGAGGGCTATTACAAGTATTACTTCCTGTGACATCTGCTCCATCTGTAACACCTAAAAACCCTAATACTGCTGACTTAGTAAGTTCTTCAACAACACCTGGAGATGCAGAGGTTCTACCTAATAACCTATCTGTGGTCATATTTTGTATTTTATCATAGGTTACTGCATCATCATTAATTGCTGATGTATCTACAGCTAGAGTACCCCCCAGTGTAAGATTACCAGTTGAGGTAACTGTACCTGTTAATGTTAATCCATTTACTGTACCTGTACCTACTACAGACTCAACTGTACCTGATGCAGTACCTGATGCAGATGCAATTTTAATTGCTCTATTATCAGCATCATGTGTGATTGTTATTCCTGAACCTGCATGAATATGCAAAGAATCAGTATCAGATGTAGCAACAATGTCTACACTACCTGTATTTGTAGGAGTTCCAACTGTTGCATTGGCTACGACTGTTTTAAATGAATACTCATTTTGCTCTGCACTTGCAGGTGCATGATCTGCCTGTGAATGTGTATAGGCATCATCCCAATTACTACTATTATCTGTTACAGCAGTTGTGCTACCACCACTAATCTTAACCAAACCATTATGAGAACTTACATCTGATTCTAATCCACCTCTTTCATGAGATAATGTACCTGACCAGGTTAATGTATGTGCAGTACCACTAGAAACCATTGTAACATTAGTATCATCTCCAAATGTTTGTGTAGCTCCTGTCAAACCACCTAAAGAAGTTAATCCTGTAGAGGATGCTGTTAAATCTACTGTGTTATCATTACTGTCTAAGTATTTAAGGTTCTTAGATGTTGAGTCTACATAGAGCTTACCATAGCCTGACTCTTGAGCAGGAGCAGAGGACTCTTTTATCTTAACTGAATTGTCTATGGTTAATTCACCAGAACCATCTTTAGTGGTGATTGTATCTACTTTTATTTTACTCATAAACTAATAAACTCCAATGTATTACCATCCTCTATTGTTAAAGTATCTTCTATTGACATTCCATCACTTTCTGAAGTAGTTAAAACTAAATGACTACCACCTCCATCAATATTAGAAGGGGCAGTAATTGAATTATTTAATTGTAGAGCAGGGGTTTGTAAAGCATTATTGTTTGTGCGAGAATTAACAATCTTCACTGTTGCATTATCACCTTTGCCACTTTGCTTTAATTCAATATCACCAAGTTTGATTGTAGATCCATCTGTGATAAGTTCCTTAGTGTAGATCCTATTAAACCTTTTCTTCTCACTACCAAGATTAACATCACTCTTAGGAATAACATCTTTTTGAGGAGCATATTGTTGGTTCTCTACCTCTTCCAGAGTTTGCTCTAATCTCCTAAACCCTTTCTCAACTACTTTGTCTTGAGGTTTTACACCTGCCCTTCTAATCAACCTCAACTCCTAACCTTTGAAGTGTGAACCTATTATGGTTAGTATCATTAGCTCTCTTAGAGGTGCATGAAATATTGATTTTGAAGTTTTTAGCTCTTCTGGAAATTCTAAAGGACTCTGACTCTGTTTCATCTAAAGTCTTTGAATTAGAAGAAGTCTTTGTGATTGTTTTAGTCCACTTGGTAACATCAGAATTATCAGTATATATTTCATAAGTCATTACCAGATCCTGACCATCTTGAGGTATATAGTAGTTGTATCTTATGTTTAACCTTCTTAAAGTCTTTGAGTCATCACCATCATCTAATTTTATCCAACCAGTTGACCTAGATGTTGTTATCTCATCTTCACTATTAGATGCAGAATATGCTGATGTAACATTGTCATCATACACCAATGAAGAGTCATCATCTTTAATGAGATTAATATTTAAATCTTCATCTACTAAGATATGGTCTGCTGTGATGCTATTTCCATATTCCCATTGAGTCCACTCACCAGATTCTAAATGAAACAAATAAGCCCCTTCTGTAGATCCACCAAACTGACATAATAATCTTTTTAACTTAGGATCATAAGTGATTTTAGTATTTTCCTTAGATGAAGTGCCTTGCCATACATCTTGAATGTTTTTTGTTATAGGTACTGCATTAAAGTTTCCATCTAATCCATAGATGTGATCTTTACCTGCAAAATACAATACACCTTCAACTTCTATTATAGAATCTGGGGCTACACATCCAGTGTTTTCCTCTGACTCAATTAATGACCAAGATCCTGGATCAGTAGATGGTGTATGGAGCCTATAAATGCCCTTCTCCATGAGGATTACCAAGTCACCCAACATTCTACCCAATCCAAGAATTTCTCCCCCTTGAGAGTCTTGTATTTCAATATAGTTGCTTACAGGTAATACATCAGGTTGGTTGAGTTCACTATAGATAACCCAATTACTATGAGTTTCATTTTCTGCATTAGGGAATTTGACATTTGCTACATAATTTCTACCATCTAAAAACTGAGAGTATTTATAGTTAACTGATATATCTGAGGATGCCTCTAATGGATGTGAGATACCATCATTTAAAGCATGATCATTAAATACAATATCATATTTAGTTGAACTTGCTTGTCTCCATAAGTAGTTCTTACCTAAATGCATTTCTACAGCAGTACCTGTTGTTATATTTGAAGTAAATTGAACTGCTTTGTCTGTATTGGCTTTTACTGCTGTAAATACTCTACCTGTTAAATAATTTCCTGGAGTTGGATACAAATAAGCCATATTGCCTTTTTTACCATCTGTTCTATCAAGAGATAATGAAGTAGATATGGCAGTATCTTGTCCATAAGACATAGTCCCTGTACTTATGAAATGGTTTAACCTGTAAAAATCTAATTGGTCTATGTAGAGCATTTGATTTTGACCTGAAGAGGCTGTTTCAGTAAATTCAAATATAACTTTAAATGGACCTCCAGATCCAGGAACAGTGAATTTGTGCATAACATATATCCAGGGCAGTATATAATTGCCTGTTGAAACAGATGTTACTGGATTAAAAGATGTATCCCAAAGTAACCCATTTTCAGCAAAATAATCTGCTCTTTTATTGTCAAATATAGTTGAAACTTTAGTGCCAGAATCATTTTCAATATATATACTTATTATTTGGTTATAAGAAAAACTAGAGTCAGTTGAAGAGTATTCAAATTTATTATTTGTTTTCATCCAAAAAGATAAAACCATATCCCAACCTGCTACTGGACTATCATCCTCCGAAGAAACTAAACTGCACTTTGCAGATACTGTACCTGCTGAAGCTGAAGTGGATATTATTTTAGCACTCTTAGTCCCATATTTTCTTTCATCTGTTGTTGTAGATACAGTTGTACCAGATTCATCTACTATACTTGTACCACTCTCCATATCAGAATTAGAAGGAATATAATTTACAGTACCTCCCAATACAGCTACTCCACCTTGACCAGATACCCATGTGTTATCTGGAGGATCATCAATATTGCTAATATTAAATTCGCCCATTGCACCATTAACATCACCAGTAAGTGTAATTATATTTGTATCTGATTCAGTAGTCCCAGTGTATAAAAGTGTAGGAGATGAAACCCTAAATGCACCTCCTCCATGTAACATTATATCTTTTGATGTAAATGATGTTGTATTATCACTTAAATAGATTGATTTACCTATATTAAGATCTGTAACCTTTGTTAATGAAGGATCACTATCACTAAGACATGAGGCAGATAGTATTTTATAGTATGGACCACCAGACTCAGTTGCTCTATAGAAATTAAGCCCTGACAGTCTATTGTCAAATACAGTATCAACTTTACTAAAGCTCAATATAGAACTTATTACACCAGTTGAATCATTAGTAGAACTTATCTCTGAAGTATCCATTAAGATCTCAGATAATAAACCCTCTTGTACACCATCAAATATTGGTGCTACTTTGTAGTAGTAAGTTTTGTTTTCAAGGTCTAGGTTCCCAAAGGGGTATAATGATGTACTCTTAGATATAGGCTCTTGAATTACACTAAAATTAAATCTTGAATCTAAGGCAGGGATTCCTTCTGACATACTGAATCCTGCTGAGAATGTACTAGAATCCATACTCCAGAAATGTTTCCTTGTGGATGGATAATAATGAAGGGTTTGAGGTCTTTTAGTTAGATCACCAAATAATCTTAAATAGTCACCATAGTTAGCTATTTTAGGGTTTTGAGTATCTGCTGTAAAATCTAATGATCCATCAGATGATAATGAAAAATCTTCAGATAAGTAAAACTTACTATCATCATATGAAAAAAATACCCAGTATGTAGTACCATTAGGAGCTACCCACTTAGAAATCTTTTTAATATCTGTTGCACAAGTTGTCTTATCACCAAATATAGTTCTGGTTTGGAATTTACCAGGAATATGTATATCAATATTTTTGAGTACAGTACAGCCATCATTGCCTATTTGCTCTGAGTCTGCGAAGGTTCTTAAACCCCCATTTAAAGGTATATCTATATTCATCTAGCATTTAATATATTAATTTGAGTAATAGCACTGTCTCTAGCTCTACTTGCTCTGTCCACTCTATTGTCTTCATACCATAATATGCTCTCTGCATAGTCTAATAAAATTGGATCAAGGTTAGATCCTAAGTTGTCTAATGTGTCTAAGGTAATTGATGTACCTGTAGACTGATCATGTGAAATTGAACTAACTGTTAGGTTATCACTTGATACCCCAGTAACATCTACATACTTGTTATTTGCTGAATTTGTTGCACCACTAATAAGTAGTTTTTGTCCAACTGCAAAGCCTTCACTCAGGAAGTCTACTGAATCATCACTTGTAGTAATAACATTACTTGATTCTGTAAATGTAAATGTAGTCTTTGTTAAGTTTAAATGCTTATAAGGTAACTTGTAATAGTATACCTTGAATTTTGTCCCTGTTACTTCAGGATCACCTCCATCATTTGCTACTGATGGGGTTATATAAATTTTATCATCATTTAAATAAGCTACTGGAACTGCTGTGGTTCCTTGAAAGTAACTTGAATCATTGTCAAGAAATGGAATAATATCAATGTATTTATTTACAGAATTACTACCATTGTATTGTGTGCAGTATATATTCTGGACACCATCTCTTAAAGGTCTTAGGTTCCCATTACCAAATACATCACTAAAGGTTTTGTAGCCATTAGAATCTGCTGTACCAAATTCTATTTCAGCAGTAACAGTCTCTAAGTGAGTTAAATATTTCCACTCTATTAAATTAGCAACAGCATCAGAGGCTTGATCTAGGGCTTGTTTCTTTTCTACAGCATTAAAGTTAGCCTCAGATGGATCTTCTAATCTGTTACCTAAGTGTGTTAATAATTCTGATGTTTTCATTTAACTCCTAATACCCTCCCCCTCAAAAAGAGGGAGAGGATATAGTTTATTTGGTTAATTAAGCAACTGTGCAATCTACCCATGCAGAACCACTATGGCACCATAATTTGCCACCATCAGTATCTGCACAAAGGTCACCTTTGCCTACTCCATCCATATCATTGGCAGGAGTACCAGATCCAGTATAGAATCTAACTGCCCCTAGCATTGTATAGACAAAGCCATCACCATCTTCTTGTGTAACCATTCCTACTGATTTCTTATCAGCACTTGTTTGTGTTATAGCCATTATCTACCTCCTTAATAGCCTGTAGGAAGACCATAAATAACACCTTGCATTCTTGGGTTGGTACAAACTAACTGTCCCATCCAAAAAATCTTGGCTATTCTGGCATCCTGGTTAACTGGTTTCTGAAATGCTTCAAAAGAGAAGTTTCTCTTACTGTGAACTTTGAAATCTAAATACTTAGTATTTAAGAAATACATATGTCCATCAGGTACATGAGAATCAACAACTACTGTTGCTCCTTTGAATCTTAATGCTTGGAATCCTGCATCTACCAATTTAGCATCACCTTCAAATCTCTTATTAGGCTGTAGTGCTGATTCATAAGCATCATAAATCACTTGAGTTGTTACAATCAAGTCTGGTGAGTCATTATCAATTGTACAAGAACCATACATTTGAGTCATTTTCTTAGTAATCAATGCCTGACCATTTGTTATTGTAGTAAGTTCATCCCAAGTAGGATCTGCATCTCCACCTTGCAACTCTTGAGAATCCCACCAATCATATGTAGCAGAATCAATACCACCTAATGTTCTGTCTTTACCTATGATGTGATTATCCTCAGTTCCATCACTTGCACTACTGTATGCCAATGAAGTAATTTCATTTGCACCTACTGCACCAGTGTTAAATACTTTATCTCCAAAAAGGTCTTTAAGAGATTTCTCAGCATTCTTCATTTTACTTTTCAGTAAACTAAGAACTTGTGAGTCACCTGCATTCTTTAATTCCTCTTCACCAGAGATAGTCATTGTTGCATATGCTTGTTTCCAATTCCACTCTGCTGATGTGATAGGATCACTTGGTGTAGTATCCAATACATCATATCCAGAATAGAATCCTTGAGCTGAATTTTTACCATATTCTAAAGGAGTAATAATTTTCTTACCACCATCTAACTTCTCAGCATTTTTTAATAACTTAAAAGTTAAGACATTGGAATTGAAAATATTATCCACCATTACAGGTAAAAATTTGTCTTTTGTAATAGCTGATAAGCTATCATAATTAAGAGCCATTTTTATTCCTTTCTAGGAGGGGACAACCTCCTGTGGCTTGTGTTTTGAGAGTTGGACTTTCCCTCAAGCAGGGGACAACCTGCTTAATTATTTTAGGCTAAGTACCTCTTTTATTGAAAATATTTAGCTATTTCAGGATTATCCAATGTAATATCCTTATAATCTTTAGGCTTAAATGGTACTGTGTTTTGTTTAGCACCTATCTCAGACTTATCAATTATCTTTGAATTGGATCTCTCTTTATTCTTTTCCATTTTTTTATAGTGGGATAATCTGTCAGTGAGCTTATCATGACTCCATAGTTTAAAACCTACATCCAGATCCATGATTTCATTTTTATCTACAAACTCTAAAAACTCCATAGAATTTCCATCCTCAAATAGATCTGAATTGTTTTTAACTATATTGTCAAGTTGAGACTCTAACACCTGTACATTCTTTTCAACTTCCAAATTACTCAATCTCTCATCAATCTGATTTAACTGATCATTCTGAGGTTCTTCTTGAGGTTCTTCAGTTTCTTGTATAAGTGCTTTTTGAAGTTGGAGATTGTTCCATTCTTCAGGGTTATCAAAGAAATAATCTTTAATATATTCCTGTAAGGCAGGATCATTCTCAAACTTTTGAGAGAACTTATTCCACTTTGATAGTTCTTGTGCTTTCTGGGTATTGGATTTCTGCCACTCTTCTTTATTTTGAGAGTCTTTCATAAATCCTAGAATATCCTCTTCAGAATACTCCATTCCATCAAATTCAAAAACTATCTCAGAATCATCTGTAGATTCCTCTACCTCTTGTGACTCTGTGTTGACAGATTCATCTGTCTTAACTTCCTCCTGAGTTGCTTCTGATGAAGGCTCTTTGGATTCTGTTGTTGTGCTTAAAGATGCCATCTCTTCAGCACTTATTTCTACATCTCTGTAGTTATCCATTGTTAGACTCCTTTGGTTGGTCTATCTATTAAATAAAGGTTTGGCATTTTGTTTTTTGGCAATGCCTTTTAATTTTTCTTTCTTAGCCATGCTCTGCACTTTAGGATCATTAGATTGGAAGGCACTATCTATACATTCCTTAGTCACCTTACCATATCCATTCATCTTACACCAATCATTCAGGTTGCTGACTGCCATAGCCCATCATCTCCCTCATCCTAAGTTGTGCATCCATGATTTCATCTTCATTAGTTGAATTTTGCATAATCTCTTGATCTTGAGCCATTTGCTGTTCAGCCATTCTTTTTTGTTCAACTATTTCCTCCAATATATCACTTGAAATGTCTTTATCATGCCATCTCCAGAACTGTTCTGGTGTAATGACACCTAATTTTAAATAGTCAATTGCCTGATCAATTCTAGAGGCTCTCGACTCAGGCATTGTAGAACCAGGAACATACTTAAAGTCCATATCACTATCAATGTCATATGGGTTGTATTCATTAAAGGAGTATTGTCCATCATCCACAGTTCTAACAGAAATAGTATCAGTATAGTTATATTTAATGATATGAAGAGCATATTTGTACATATCAATAACTGCATCTGTACCTACCTCTCTCTCTTTAACTCTAATAATTTGTTGTGATGCTTCCTGCAATTGTTGGATTGCTCTGGATGCAGTAACACCAGTTGGTCTTCTACCTTGTGTAATATCATGTACACCTGACACTGTATCTTGCAGTGTTAACATTTGTTGCACAAGATTTAGTGATGATGTATTAAAACCTTGAGGGGCTAATCTGTCTGGTTTTTCATGTGGACCATTAGTCCAAAATATTTGTCCTGGTTTATCAGTAGGTCTGTTACCATGTGTCTTAGCCATAGACTTAGGTAGTACCCATGCAGGATTGCCATGCATAATTAAGTTGTCTACAGTCTGAGACATTGCTATTGCAGTTCCTATTGCCAAAGGCTCTATAATCTCTGGCTCACCTTTACCCCAAATACTGTGATCATCTCCATAGTTTTTGAACATACATAAAGGAATAAAAGGGTAAGGACTTGGAATATGCTGTAAAAGAACATCACCACAATAAGTGGCAAGATATAAATCACCTCCATCATAGTACCAACACTCCTTTAATAATGCTTGTCCACCACCATAATCACTATCTGCTGATGTGCTTATTGGTGACTTCTCCATGTAATTTGTTTCAGCACCAGTTGAGTCAGTTAATTGAGTTATGTTATCATCTTCTTTTTGTTGATGTATAAATGATCTGTATTCATCTAACTTACCTTCTGGTTTTACTTCTTTACCATATCTGGTTTTAATTTCTTCTACATAAGTAGGAGTAGCAAAGGTAACACATTTAGCATTCTCAATATTATTAGCTAATGGATCAAAGAATACAGTGTATACATCAGGATTGGTTATAACAAGTTTCCCATCCTCATCACTTATTTTTAAGAATCCATTACCATAAACCAAACCATCCCTCTTCATACCATTAACTGCTCTCCAAGCCTTAGACTCTTCAAGTTGGCTATCTAGTATTTCTCTAGCCATTTTAAGAGATCCCATCTGAGATTCTCTCTTAGGCATCAAATCAACTACTGGTTTCCTATCTGTAAGGATAGAATAAATAGTTTCTACAATACTAAATGGTGTAGGGACTTCAATCCTGGACTTGTATTTAGGAAGATTAAAAGGAGCTAATATCTTTCCAGAATATAACTCCTCATTTCTCCTCCATCTTCCTGGTTTATGTTGACGAGCTTTTTTAGCTTCATCAAACATAGCATCCAGTTTCTTGATTAGATCACTTTTCAAGCTGTAACTCTTTTAATACTTCAAGTCTGCCTACTCTTTTATGATACTCAGCTTCAATCTGCTTTAGTTCATTTTCTACTTGAGCTATCTTTTCATCCAAAGTAGGTTTAGGCTGTTCTATTGGTTTGGTTTTAGCCAACTGTCTCTCCTTTACCTTTATCTGCAACATCTGTGAATGTATGCACTACAGGTGCTGATTGTTTTTCTACATTGTCTTTAAGATGTGTCTCTATTGCTGTTTTAATAGTAGCCTTAGTTGCTCTATCTGAGGTAGATGTGTCTAACCAATCATGGTAATTACCATCTGCATCTGTAACACCAAATACCCATCCTACGAATGTAGAGCCATTCATCTTCTTTTCCATTCTTACTATATTAGAGGCTCTTGCCTCTGTTCTTGAGAACTTTGCCATTTATTTATCCTTTTATTTATCCTGCTGATATTTTGACATCACCACTACTATTCCAAAGCTCTCCTGCCACGCCTGGATCAGATGTAGGTAGGTTATTCATAACAATACCACCATCTGATTTAATAGTCATTCTATCTGTAGCATCAGTTTTAAATGTCATATCATCTGTATCATGGTCATAATATATCCTTCCTGCACCAGCAGAGTCAGTATCTCCAAAATAAATACCTGCTTGACCTGATGCACCAGACTTTAAAAGCATATTACAATTATCACTTCCACTTGATGAATTATTTACTTCAAATGGATAAGAAGGACTTGAGGTACCTATTCCTACATTACCTGATGTTGTCACAACAACTCTATGAGTGCCACCAGTAAAGAAACTTAAAGCACCTGAGTTACTATAATCATTTTGTATCAACCAATTTGATTCATCATTATAGAGGTATAATCTTGCATCAGTTTCATAACCTTCTATTTGAACTTCTGCACTCCCAGAGGTTTTTTTTACATGAAGTTGATATGATGGAGAAGTAGTACCTATACCTACATTGCCACCACCACCAAAATATGCATCACCATTGTAGTTAAATAATAATCTTGTAGTACCATCTTCTTCTGCTATTTGAAATTGTCCTGCTGAATTTTGGTATATAAGCCAATCTTCGCCAGTTGCATCTGTATTTTCAAGCCTTATAATTGCAGGATCAGCACCACCAAAATTTGTTGTACCTACTATATGAAGTTTGCTATTTGCTTCTGGAGAAGCAGTACCTATACCTACTCTGTTACTAGATTCATCTATTACAAATGTATTTGAATCAAAATTTAGCTTAGTTCCTGTTGCATCTAATGCTATTTGTGTAGCCATCTAATCTCCTTATGGGTAATTTGAGCTATTCCAGAAGAAATCATTTACTGTACCTTGAAGGTTGTTACCTTTAGAGTCTTGCAATTGATTTCCTGAAGAGTCTTGTAAATTTGTTGTAAAAGGTTCTTTATAAATGGTGTTAGAGCCTTGTCTTTTCTTAGCCAACTTCTTTAAAAGTTGCTTCTTAGTTAATTTCTTTTTCTTTTTCTTAGCCAAAGTTATAGTTCCAATTCTCATCCTGCTCTGGCATCATGAGTTTCTCAATCTGCTTTTGTAGGATAGGTTTCTTCTCTCTTGGTTTCTTAGGTGCATCTATATGACTTAAAGCATACCTAGTTGCATCTGCTATATGGTCTTCCAGAGTAGTATCAATGTCCTCTGGGTTCTTTTCATCTCTCACCATTACTGGCAATGTTCTGATCAAGTTGGGACAAGTCTTCTCTATAATATAGAAATTAGGCATAGTGCCTTCTGTAAAATGCATTAACTGAGCCATATTCCTCCATCCATTCACTCTATTGTTGTTAGCAGGTGTCATAACTGGAACTCCTGCATCAATCATGCTCTGTGCAATTGACTTGTCTGAGTACATACTTGTAGATGGTGACTTCCAACTCATTGGATTCCTGATCCACATACTTGGATCTGCTAATGTCATATGTATGTCTTCACCTTGACTCTTCTCTACAATCTGCTCTGCCCACTCTACAGGATGTTTCTCTGTTCCATATAACTCTCTGTAGCAGAATACTGTATTATCATGGGTTACCTGGATCCATACACAAGCAAAGGGATTTGCATACCCCCAATCCATACCTATATATGTCTTATTAATAGGATCCCCATATCCCAATGTCTTTGCCTTGTCTTCACTAATTATGTGAATGTTGGGGTGATACTCTACAAAGTATTGACCTGCAAACACATCCCAATCCCCTTTCCTCCAAGCACTTCTTAATGGCTCTGGTAGGGAATCTAAGAATCTAATATAGTCTGGATCATTCTCTACTATTGTTGGATTGTCTTCTACTGTAGCAGGGATGAACATTCTATGCCTTCCAGATTGTGAGTCTTTAAATGGGGTTCCAAAGTCTGCTCTATCAATAAACCTAGTCTTTACCCATGCATGACCTTTACCACCTGGATTAGCTGTACAGAATATTCTTGGCTCTAAGCCCTCTACTGTACTCCTACAACTTGATAACAATTTCAAATAACTTAGCTCTTCAGGGATCTGTGTAAGCTCCTCTATGAGCATTCTGTGGTACTCATGACCTTGATACTTCGTGTATGCTTGATCATCTTTTAAGTGTCCACATCTAATTTCTGCACCAGAAGGGAATCTAATAACTGGTGGTTTCCCTGTGATAGTAGCTTGAGGGTACATCCTCCTTGCTCTATCCACCCAGTCTGATAAGTCTTCTGAGTTCTTTCTTATGACTAACCCTCTATATAAAGGATTGTCAGTGTCAATAAGCAACCATGCTAGTCCTGCATCAGTTTTACCTCCACCTCTGGCTCCACCATATAACAGTTCATAAACCCCTCTGGTTTGTAATGCTGTTGTTTGTGGTCCAGGATGGGCTTTCCATATCTCCAATTATTTCTTTTTAGGTTTCTTTTTTAAAGGATTTGAATATCTTATCATATTAATGAGTCCATCCTTTCTTCATTAGTTCTTTATGTTGTTCAAAAGATTGAACCATAATTGATTTATTATTTTTGTACATTTTATGAGGTTTAAAATTCTTCTTTAAATGACTCTTCTTTGCTATACTTCTAATCTTATCTTGTTTAGTCATTTTAATTCCTTTGGTTGGACTATCTCACCATCTATTACCTTAGTAACATCTATTGGTGTGGGTAGTAATACATATCCAGGATTAGTGTTCTCTACTTGTAATTCTTGGGACTTTAAGTCTGGAACTATTTTGTCTAAAAGAATCTTAGCACAAGCTAAAGCCTGTTTATGCTCATTCTTTGTTCCAAGTGTTCCTGCTACTTTATATAATTTTTTAACCATCTCACCATTATGTCTGGATCTCTTTATAAGATCAGCTACTGCATCACCCTTTTTTGGTCTTCCTTTTGGGTTTCCAGATTGATTAGGTTTCCATGATGTTTTGGTCTTCATTTTTAGCCTGTTATTCTAATTGTATGGAGCATCTTTTTTAGACTTTTTTAATCTAAACCCTTTTTTCATTCTCTTTGCCCATTCTTTAGGGGATTCATTACTTCCTTTTGGATGCATCCATTCCATTTTGGCATTACTATCTTTAAGGGTGGTATTTTTTTTATACTTCTTGTCTAATGCCATTCTTTTTTTTGCTCTTTTTTGACTAGAAGTAAATTTTGATGCTATTTTTGAAAGCAACCCTTTTTTCTTCTTATCTTCTTTTTTCTTTTGATGTCTTTCATATACTTCTAAACTCATATATATTCCTTGTGATTAGTTTAATTCTTCAAATTCGTCATTATTGGGTTCTTCAGTTCTGTTTTTAGGATCCTTGCCAAAGTTAGCCAGGTAATTGGAATACTCTTCCCAATCATATCCTGGCACTTCAGGGACTGTTTGTTCATATTCAGGAGCCTCTTGTGGTAGGACAACTTCTAAAGTCTTTTCAGATGTCTTAACACCCAATCTAAGACCTATATATAGAGTAATAGCCCCAGTGATTAGACCAGAGCCAAATATTAATAGTTCTCCCATGATTATACCTTATTATTGTTTGTCAATGTTAAACATAGTGTAAAGTTTTACATATTTATCTATTAGGGGTTTTCCTATAAATTATATTTTTAACTGTTTCATCAGAGATAAGAAAGTGGCTACAAATATTGTGCATTCTTTCTATGCCTATTACCCCTGCACTTGCTAATCCTTCCCAATATCCTCTTATTTCTGCATCCCTAAGAAAAGTGTCTATGTGGTTCAATATCTGATCTTTATGTTTTAGGTTATTAAGGGATTTAGATTTGTACACTATAACTCCACTCTCCAAAGAAATCATCCCAAGTATGTTCTTTTGCTTCATCTCTGGTCATTGTGCCTTCTTTAAGGGCTTTGGTTTTGAGTTTGTACATTTTTTCCAGGTGTAATCTGTAGTCTATATTATCTAGATCAGTACCTTTGATTATTGATTGTCTTTTGGAATAGATTTCAAGTTTTTCTGAGGTTCCTGATCCCCATTCATTATCTATCCATCTGTGGGTTGCTGTTGTGTTTCTGCCTCTATGCCAATCCTCATGACATTTCATGCAATGTAGTACAGAATTTCTTTCATCCCATCTTAGGGAATAAGTGTTTCTTGCGACTTTATGGCTCCAGTCCATCCTTATATAATCTCTAGTTATACCACATATACAGCAAGTCCAGTTGTCTCTTACTTTAATGTAGTCCCTAACAGCATTGTCAAGTCTTTGCTTTAGTCTTTTTTTAGTTGGTTTTCTGGTTCTCTTTTTCTTCTTTAT